TTGATGTCGAACATGGTGTACGCATCAACTGTCTTTTCCACCGCCTGTTTGGTTTTCCAATCCCTGACTGTGTAGGTGTAAGGCTTGCTCTGCATGGCTTTATTCTTGCCATCCATGACGGGGAGCCACATTTCGTGAGTCTCACCGCCAGCAGTGACTTTGGTGAATACCATTGCCCCTGCTTCACTTTCAAAGTAGGGCAAGCCACTTGGGGCTTTGACGACTTCGTAAGTTGCATCGGGACAGTGTTGCTTGAACTCATCCCATGCCCATGCCCACGACAGGTAGGTGAGTCCGTCTTTTTTCTCCACACGGTCATTGACATTGAGCGACCGCAGTTTGCTGAATGAATTGCTCATGGTTATTTTCCTTTCGGGTGATTAAAAAGGCGCAGGCTCAAAGTTGTTCCAATCAACTAAGGGCTTACGCACAGGCTTGGGCAGACGAACCAGAGTCATCCCCTCTTTGAGGAATCGTTCTGCTTCGTCTTTCCAATAGAACTGCCGCAAGGGCAGACCGTCCTCATCTTTGACGAGGTAACGGAAATTAGTAGTCGCCGCCATCATCATCGCCACCAAGACCTTCGTTGTAGCGACGAGCCGCTTCGTTGTCCGCTTGCTTGTAGCAGTAGTCGTACACAGCGTCATAGATGACTTTGCCAAGTGCCGCATGACCCACATTCGGGTCTTTCAGGGCTTTGGCAAGTTCTTCTTTGACACCGTACAGCACCGCATCATCAATGGCTTGCAAAAAAGTGTCGGCATTGGTGGGGTCATACTCATCCTCCTCCAACACTTCTTCCACCAGCCGCTCAATGGCTTCATCCCTCTCAGCGGCTTCTTGGTATGGCTGTTCTAGCCAACGGTCATAGTCAGTCATGCTTTCTCCTTTTCGTGCCCTGCCACCATGGCAGGAATGAGTATTATAGGATAGACTATTACACCATGCCAACCCTAGAACTTTCCCTTCCTTATCCCCCCTCTGTGAATACCTACTGGGGCTTTCAGGGACACCGCAGATTTCTCACAAATAGAGCGGTTGACTTTAAGAAGGCAGTGGCTCACTGGGTGAGCCTGTCGGGTGTGAAGTTTGGAAAGGCAAGGCTGGAAGTCACCATCATCACTCATGCCCCTGACCGCAGGGCAAGGGACATCGACAATATCGTCAAGCCCACACTGGATGCTCTTGTCCAAGCGGGACTGTTTGATGATGACTCTCAAGTTGACCTACTGACCGTCAAGCGTGGGGCAGTCATCAAAGGTGGAAAGGCAGTGGTTCATGTCGGGGTTGTTGAAGTGTAATAGTCTGTCCTACAATGATGGAGCATGACCACGAAAAGGAGAATCGATGCACTACTTTCAGTTTGAAATAAAGGAGTGGGTAGCCAATACTGCCCACTTGAGCCTAGAGGAAGAAGCCGCTTACCTGCGGCTCATCTTCTTCTACTATGACTCAGAACGCCCCATCCCGCACGATGACCTGAGCATGGTGTTCCGCAAGTGCCGTGTGCCTGAAGAATTGGGCAAGGGCATCATGCTTGAGTTTTTCACCATGGACGGGAATCTTGGGGCATGGACACACAAGAGGTGTGACTCTGAGATTGCCAGATACCGTGCCAAGCATGAGCAAGCGACACGGGCAGGGAAAGCGTCTGCTGAAGCACGGTTCAACGCCCGCTCAACTGACGCTCAACCAATCATAAATCATAAATCATCAATCAAGAATCAAGAATCAAAGAATACAAAGCCACCTGCGGTGGTCACCCCTGACGGGGTGTCTGATTCTGTTTGGCAGGATTTCTTAGCGGTACGGCAAACCAAGAAAGCCAAGATGACGCAGACCGCTCTCAAAGGGCTGATTCGGGAGTCAAACAAAGCGGGGATTCCTTTGGAAGATGCTTTGCGTATTTGTTGCGAACGGGGTTGGGCAGGATTCAAAGCCAGTTGGATTGATGACCACTTCAAGCACAACTACAAGCCACAAGACAAAAATCTTGCCGCCGCCCGAGCAATTTTTGGTGACGAAAGGAGGCTGACCGATGACCGAACAATCGACATCGACACCAAGAAGATTACCTGACCAATGGGTGCAAAAGATTTTCGCTACTATGCAAGGGCACTACGGCACTCGTTTCCTCAATATGTGGAAAACGGGACAGGTATTGCCTGACGGCAATGATGCTGGTGTAGTCAATGCCATGAACCATTGGTCTGAGAAGTTGGGCGGGTATGTTGACCGACCCGATGTAATCAAGAAGGTTCTGGAGTCATTGCCTATAGAGCCACCATCCCTGCCGCAGTTTATGGAACTCATGCGTCATGCTTGGACTCCCCCTGCTGTTCCCATGCTGGAAAAAAAATGGACAGCAGAGGAACTGGAGCAGAACAAGAAACGGGCGCAGGAGGCAATGGCAAAAATCCGTGCATCAATGGAAGGAAAAATTCATGGACATCGTGGCGACTATCGACCGCCGAATCAACGAACTGAGGACTAAAAACAAGGAAGATTTCAAAGCCGAATATCGCTACCGCATCAATGAACTGCAAAGATTGCGGGAGCATCTTTTAATCACCACTGAAAAGGAGAACCCATGCTATCTACAAAACCCGTCAGGCTTGCCTACTGCGACTACATCGCACACCTCATCTCAACTGAGTTGAAGGAACTGGACACTCACGGTCAAAAACTTCTTGCCGCAGTTGGCAGGGTGCAGTTTGACCTCGGTCACCATGATGAGTTCTTGTCTACCAGCAAGACCATCGATGTAGAAGACCGCTTTGGCAAGCAATATCGAATCACCATTCAGGAACTCTAATCATGGCAGACACGACACAAGAAGACATCAGCCCGTTTCGGGCACTGGACTACATCCGAGACAATGCAAAGGCATACGCCCAAGCGAAAGCGAATGTGGTCTACATGACGGAATACCGCAAGACCATCAAAGCCACTCTTATGGCATCTTGTTCTGAGAAAACAGAGTCAGCCAAAGAGTCATACGCCTACTCTCACCCTGAATACAAAAAGCATCTTCTTGCTTTGCAGGAAGCAGTGGCAGAGGCTGAGTTTCTGCGCTGGCGCATGGTAGCGGCTGAAGCCAAGATTGAGGTGTGGCGGTCACTGGAATCATCTGCAAGAGCGGAAGGTAGGTCAACCGTATGATGCGAAACCCCGATGCAAGACACTTGGATTTTCAAGACTTGGCGGGGTTGATTCCAGAGCATCCCAAATTTCTGCCCTCTAACCTCGACATGGTGTATGAGCGAAAGGGGCACTTCTTGGTTTGTGAGTGGAAGCGACCTCACGAAAACTTTGGCGGTGGGCAATGGATATTGCTTCAAGCCCTTGCCCGTACCCCCAAATTCTCGGTGCTGATTGTCACAGGCAACACTGATGCTGGAATGAGTGTGTCGGGCATTGAGTATCTCAAACCTGACGGCTCCCTTGAGCATAAGGGTGCTACCATGGTGGAATTCGAACAACTGATTCTCAAGTGGTTCTACCATGTCGAACGCCAGCACACGCAAACACTACAACGAAGTTGCTGACCTTGGTTGCATCTTGTGCCGACATCTAGGCTATCGGGGAACCCCTGCTGAGATTCACCACATTCGCCGTCTTGGTGGGGTCAGAGATGATGCCCCCGTCATTCCACTTTGCCCTGAACACCACCGAGGCAACTCAGGGGTGCATGGCATGGGGCGCAAAGCCTTTGCCCGTCACTACGGGCTGACTGAAGAAGACCTGCTAGAGCGGGTCACTTCCCTACTATCTCAAAGTGTGGAGCATCGATAAACGGGCGTGCATTTTGTTTGCGCCGTGAGTCAATGTAGTACTGCATTGCCGCCTCCATTGTCCCGTTCCACTTGGTAATGTCAGGGATATTCCAAGCGGCTCCCCACCTCAGAGGCAATTTGATTTCTCGGGCGGCTGTTGCCATCGACAAAGCAATGTCGTCATAGAGATTCAATTCCCAAGAAATACGGTCACCGACAAATGCTACTAGGTCAACCGCTTTGCCCAGCACATGAGTGCCACCCTCTTTTACTTGGCTGGCACCTTTGTTGAATAGTTCAATCTGCCGCTCTTTAGTTCTCAGCCCTTCAGTCACAGCAAAATCAACGCTGGTGTATTGAATGGCTTTCTTGACACACTCCACCAAGCGTTCATCCACTCCCACCAATCGGTCAAGACTGCGCTTGGAAAGTTGAAAAGTCATTTCTTACCCCACCCAGCAACGATGCGTGAGCCAAATAAGAAACCGAAAGCAATGTTTGCCGCTTCTAGGGCAAGGGTGCGTATTGCGTCAGAAACGGGGTAATACAGGGTTGAAACCCCGACACCTATCACCAGTAGTGCCCCGACATAGCGGGCTGAAGCACGAAGGTCTATGACCCATTGGCTAGGGGTTCCGATTGGGGCATCTAGTTTAGCAAGAGCCTCAATGCGAGAAATCTCATTTTGGTCAAGTTTGATTTGCTCATCAATGGTGGTTGGTTTGACCCCGCCCATCCACTTGGTAATGAGTTGCTTGCCGCCTTCAACTGCCACAGGGACAAGTGCCCCCAAGATGGTTTCGAGTAGCATCATTTTCCTCCTAGTCCAAGTTTTGCCGATAGCCCAACTAGCACCAGACCACAAATGATGACTAGCAGACCCCAAATTCCTTTCTTCGCAATCTCCAGTTTTAACTCACGCCAAAACTGTGTCTGTGCTTCAGCCGCCGCAATCATGGATTCGTGATAACGGCGATGCCCGTCATAGTCCACCGTGCCGTCAGGGGCACGAGCAAATGCTCCACTTATTTTTTGGAGTTCGCTCATAACCTCATCGAACCTCTTGTCTATGTGAGCGTTGTCACTTTTGGCAAGGTGAACTTCATCCGTCATGCTATTGCTCTTTCTTTATTTTTAGTTCTTCTGGAACCTGTGGTTCTCCTTGTTGCTTGATTTTTACCATCAAGAAAGATGCGTTGGTTTTCGCTGGCATCTCACCCAATGCTTCAAGAATAAAGTTGACCTCAGGGATTTCTAGTTCAAGTTTTATCGTAGTCATGTCTTGTCCTTTCTTAAACTGGATACGATACATCTACCAAGTCACCAGCAGTCAAACCTGTGGCAAACACCACAGCCGTCCCACTGGTCACAGTCACATCCACACCATTGCGCTGAAGCACACCATCGACAAAAACTTGGATTTTGCTGTTGGTGTAAGTGGCAGAAGTGGTAAAGGATGTTTGTCCTGCTGTTGCAGTAAATTGGTCATACCGCATGGTTCCGCTAGATGCGGCTGGCGGGTAAATGATGTCTACTAAATCATTGGCATCCAAAGCAGTAGCAAACACCACTTGAGTGCCGCTAGTAACTGTCACATCTACACCATTTCGTTGCAATACCCCATCCAGAAAAACTTGAATTTTTCCAGAGGTGTATGACTGAGAAGTGTTAAAAGTGGTCTGACTAGCAGTTGCCGTAAATTGGTCATAAGTCAATGACTGACTGCTTGCAGATGAAGCGGCAATCGTAATGCTTCCAGCACCATTGGTAATGGTGATACCAGTGCCAGCCGTCAAAGTGGCTTTGGTAAGCGTATTGCCTGTCGTATTGCCAATAAGCAGTTGACCGTTGGTGTAAGTAGTTTGCCCTGTGCCACCGTTAGCGACTGCCAAAGTTCCTGCTAAAGTAATTGCACCAGTAGTGGCAGTGCTTGGAGTCAATCCAGTTGACCCTGCACTAAATGAAGTCACCCCACCAGCAGAGCCGTTAGATGCAGAAGTAATCCGACCTTGAGCATCGACAGTGATGTTGGCATTGGTGTATGAGCCAGCGGTCACTGCCGTATTTGCAAGGGCAATGGTTCCGCTAGTAGTGATGGTGCCACCAGACAAGCCTGTGCCAGCCGTAATGCTTGTGACTGTGCCGCCTGAGTTAGTGTCTGTCCAAGGAACATTGACCACCCCCTGCCCAGCAGAGTTGACCTGCAAAGCATAGGTACGGGAAGCCGTGCTAGTCACTGCATTAGCGGCAGTGGTTTGCACAGTATCAGAACCCAACTCAATCAGACCCAGTGTTGTGCTAGTGGCGGCTGAGTATGTGGTGTTGACGCTAGTGATAGTGAAGTTAGGGTATGTGCCACTAATAGTGGTCGCCCCTGCTCCCGTCAACGAGACTGTCTGGTCAGGGGCAGAGTTAGTAACCGTAATGGCTCCCGCCCCGTTAGTAATGCTGATGCCTGTGCCAGCCGTCAGGCTGGCGTTTTCCCATACCCCTGCGGTTGCATCATAGATGAGCGTATTGCCACTGGCAGGAGAGGTAATGAGAACATTGTGGAGTTCATCAAGTTCCCATCCGTTATTGATATTGACGAACACTTCACCGCTAGATGCGTTGACCTTAATTACCCACCCAAGCGCAACGATATGTTGCGGTGCAACTGGCTTGGTAGCCGTGAAGTCTCCAGCCGTTGACGAAAGGTAAATTGGATTGCCTGCTGTAAAAGCAGAGGTGTCTATGCCACGAACCAAGCCAAAAGTGCAGACAAAGCCCTCTGCGCCGTTTGCAATGGCTTCCGCAGTGATACCCAGTGTCGGGGCACTTAAAGCCTCAGAATCAGCATCTGCAAGGACTACAGAGGGTCTTTGACCCTGTGCCCCTGATACTGCAACTACTTTGCCTTTGGCAATGGTTGAGCCTGTGCCGTTGTAGACCTTGGCAATGCTTTCTTGACCCAACTGGAGAGAGGTATTGGCATTGAGAACAACGCTGGGTGTGCCATCCCCTGAATCCCAAAAGACAGAACCTGCTGTGCTTGGAGCACTCGTTGGGCTGGTGTTGAACGACAGTCCATTGACCGATGCCAGATTGCCGTTGTCGTCTTGAGTGACTGTGCCGTTTTGAATCAGTTTGCCCGTTGTGCCGTCAAACCGAGCAAGGGCATTGTCTGTTGAAGATGCAGGACCAACTACATCCCCCGTACCAGCATTGGAATTGACCCATTTGCCTGTCGATGAGTTGTAGGACAGTCCTTGACCATTGGTGGGAGAGGTGATGTTGGTATCGCCAAGCCCGTCAAGGTTGCCAGCACCAACCTGCACCACAGCCGTGCCGTTGTTGATGTAGACCTTCTTGTCTGCCATGTTGACAGCCAACTCACCAGAGGCAAGTTGACCTGTCGTTGGCACAGCCCCACCCGTATTGCTACGCTTGGGCTTGATAATGTTCGCCATGTGGCTCCCCTTTCTGCTCTATATAGAGCGGGTTTACAGCCCACTATGTAGTGGGCATTGATGATTAGAAAGTGCCGCCGTCGATGGTGATTCCGTCAAAGGTGGTCAGGTTTGTAATACTACCACCAGTGATTGCCACATTGTTGGCGTTCTGAGTCGACATCGTTCCCAAGCCAGTGATGTCGGTGTTCGGGATAGTGCTAGATGCAGTAAATGCAGAAGTGCCACTGCCTTTCACATAGCCCGTCAGAGTCGTTGCACCAGTACCGCCAGCAGTCACAGGCAAAGTGCCAGTGGTCAATGCAGAGGTAGAGGTGGCATAGACAGCACCGCCAGAAGTAAAGGAAGTCAGCCCTGTGCCGCCATAGCCTGTGCCAATGGTTGTGGCTTGCCAAGTGCCAGTGCCAATGGTGCCCAGTGTAGTGATGCTGGACTGACCGACATAGGTGGAGGCAATGTCTACACCACTTGCAGACACAGAAATTCGGTTGGTGGTTCCAACCACAGCAAAGGTAGTGCCCGTCAAGGACAGACCATCACCAGCCGAGTAAGTGCCAGCACCTGAGAACTGCGCCCAAGTGACCGCAGTAGAACCAAGAGTGCCGCCAGCGTTAACCGTACACACCCAGCCCGTGTCTGCTTGAGTTGTGCCTTGCTCAACAAAAGTGAAAGCCGACACTAACTCTTGCCATGTGTCCGCATCAGATGAGCGTGACCATGCAGAAGCAGATGCCACATAAATGCCGTTTTGTGACTGAGTGGTTTGATTCTTGACCAGCACTCGGTCACCAGCCACCACAGAAATGCCGTCAATGGTTTGAACACCCGACAGAGTAATGTTGGCAGTAGTTGCTACCACCACAGAGGCTTTTACATCCAAGCCCTGCGCCACAGAATCGACATACCCTTTGTTTGCGGCATCAGAGTTCGCCACGGGGTCAGCAAGGTCAGTCAGACGATTGCTTGCAAAACTGAAGTTACCAGTGGGGCTAGACAGGTCAGACAGGCTTGCTTGAGAGCCAGCCGTTGCCAAGCCTTTGGCATTGATGGTGATTTTGGTATAAGTGCCAATGTTGGAGTTGACTGTTGCAAGGGTCAGTGCCGCAGACACATTAGCAGAGCCATCGACAGCAGTCAGGGTAGCCGTACCATCACCTGTCAGGGACAGGTCACGGGCAGTTGCCCACTTGGTCGCTGTGCCAGCATTGCCGTCAATCGAGCCACTGATGGTGCTGGTAAATGTCTTGATGCCACCAATGGTTTGGTTGCTGGACATATCCACAAAAGCACCGTTACCTGCAATGGCAATGACGGAGGTAGCCGTGCCACCTGCACCGCCCGTGCCAGTACCGTAGTAGAGGATGTTTGTTTGTTCGTTGAACGCTAATTCAGCGTTTGCCAATGATGCTGGTGCACCTGCTCCACCGCCGTTGGCACGGCGTTTAATTCGTATGGTATTAGCCATAGTTGTTGCTCCTTAAAAGTTGCCGCCATCGGCGATTTCGGTTTGGGGGATATTCGTCCACTCATTGCTGACGAACATTAAAGCATCGTATGGTTGTGGTGTCGTAACGCTGATTGGATAGCCTCCAATCTCATTCGGTCCGGGTGGACCAGCAACTCCACGGCTTACATTGATGACCTGTCTCGCCTGTGGCGTGACTTGGAGATTGATGTTGTTGCCGTTGGAGATGTTGGCAGTGATATTGTTGCCATCCTGCACAGTCACCGAAGTGTTCGATGGCACGGCTTGGACAGAGATGTTTCCCATATCACACCTTCACTATTGCATCTGACCGAACAATGAATAGCAAGAAGATGATGTTGTCTTCTGCTGGTGTAGACCCACTGGCTGGAAACGAAATTTTGATGCGTCCCGAATATCCAGCCCCGTTGATGCTGTCAATGTTTAGAGCGGCATCACTTGCAAGTAGTCCCCAAGAGGTGTCGTCAATGACCAAAGTAAATTCCCCCGCCGCATCATCACGGTTGGTAATGGTTAGAGGAATGGCACTTGGAGTAGGGGTGTAATTGCCAATGTCAAAGGTCAGCCCGTAGCGAGTGTCTTTTACATTGGAGAGGGTGCGGCGAATGATTTGAGCGTCAATGGTCGCCCCAGTAAGGTCAACTGGAGTCACATTGTCATCTGCCGTCAGGGTTAGATTCCAAAAGGTGCGCTGTTGGTAAACCAACTCACCTGCAATGATTGGATTGTCGAACCCGCTAACTTGCGTCAGCGTGTTTTTATTGAATACCGCCATGTCGGCTCCTTTACTCGGTTATAGCCCCCATGCACTCACGGGTAGCCGCCATCATGTCTTGTTTTATCTTTTCAAAAGTATAACGCCCCGAAGGGCGTTTTACTACCCCCAAACGGCTTCCGGTTTGCTTGGGAATACAGGGTTTGCAATTGGATTTACTGCAAACTTTCTTATTTCATTGCGCCAGGCAATAAATTCGGCTTGATTTTTCAAATAAGGCGAATTGGTAGAATCAGCAACATCGGGAATTGTTGTCCAATCTGTTTCATATAAAAGTTGGCTTGCTTGTTTTTTACACGCATCCAATGGTTGTTGGTTTTGCAAAATTGCAATTTCTGCATTTACTTCTTCTTCGGTTGGTTTTGTTTGGCTTTGATTTGTCCAAACAATACCATCATAAGAATCGCCAACAACACTAAAATAAACGCCTGGGCGCAAATTTGATACCGCTTCGGTAATCCAATAATTGTTAATAGTAATCATATTGCCACCTCTAAACAATTCATTGATGTTTGCATATTTTGAAGGTTGCCGCGATAGGTACTTGGCATTGAATTTACAAACAAAGTCCAATAATCGCCATCATTTCGCCCGCCAAATTGAATTGCATAAGTTTGTGCGGTTGTATTTGGTGGGGTATCAATATAAGAGAAAGAAGGCATAAAGTATGCGCCGTTAGCATTTCCCGATAAATTGCCGCCCCAATAATAAGCCAAAACTGAACCATTTCTTGTAATTCTATAATATTGCGGCGCATCACCTGCACCGGATTTTAATTGCATATAACCGTTCAAATTAAATTGAACAATTATTCTGTTTGAAGTTGAATTTGCGGTTATTGTTGCGGTAATTAAATCAGAAGTCCAACCCGAAGTGTAAGCATAACTTGTTGAAGTTGTAGTTGTTGAAACTACCGTTTGAAGTAATTTTTGCGGCACAGAAGCCCAGGTTCTGTCGCCACGCAAAAAAGTGCTTGAAGATGCTGTGCCGCTTGATGCCAAGTTTGCGTTGGCAACTAGCCCTGTAAGCCCGTCAGTGGCATCAAGTTGACCTGAAGTGTTTAGGTTGTTCGCAAGTTGTGCAAGGTTAAAAGCCGCTGTCATACTGCCCCCGTTCTAGCAAAGGTTTGTTGGAGTTGAGTTTCACTAACAGTAGTTGGTGAATTCGTCAAGGTGTAGCCTCCACTTACGGCAGTATAGTCCAATCCTTGAGAAAGGAGAACTCCGTTCATGTAGACATTCAATGCACCTGTCGTGTAGTTGAAGGTATAGGCTGTCTGCCCAATAACTGAGTAGATGAGGCTGTTGACGGGGTTGCCGTTGGGGGTGCTTAGGTTGTTTGCCGACCACTCAATCATGGTCAACAAGCCTGTCGCCACACTAGGCAAATTGGTAATTACCCCACCCACATAGTCATAGTCTTGGTCTGTCAAAACTGCCCCGTTGAGGAATAATAGTTCGTACCCTGACTGCAATGAAGCAGGGGTATAGGAACTGGCATTGGTTAGGTTTGCTGTTGTTCTGGTAAAAGAAGCGTAGACACCCGAGGTGCTGTTGACGCTTCTAAATGAAATGATTGCCACCTGAGTGCCAACAGCACAAGCAGTGCCCATAGTGACCGTACCAGTGGTGCCGCCTGTGTCAGTGTATTCTGAAGTGTCTAGCAACACCCCATTGCGAAAAACAAAGCACTGTCCCGAAATGTAGCCAGATGAGCGGGTCACAGAGAATACTGTCTGCCCTGCTGTTGCTGTGAAATAGTCAGCAGTCAAATAGAAATTGTCTGGTGTCTCAAAGCCAACCACTCGACCATAGATGTCGATGGTCAACTGTGCCACTGTTGCTGTTTGCTGGTAAGCCCCACCAAAGTCAAGGTAAGGCTGTAAAGCGGCAATCACACGCCCGTCAGGGGTGTTTTGCACAGCAATCTCACCTGTCCCCACTGTAGTGCTACCTGTTTGAATGACTTGACCTGTCGAATGGTCTAGGTCAATGATGTTCTCACCATTGGGCAGGGCTGACCATTGCCGAGGGTCAAACAAAGATGCTTGAGTCGGCACAAAAGCACCTGACCCTGCCGCATAGTCAGCAAAGCCTGACCCAAACGAAAATTTGCGCCCTGTGCGGTTGGCATAAGCCAAGAACACAGTAGTGCCAAAAGTTGGTTGCGCAAGATACCAAGTGTAGACAGCAGGGTCAGATGACGGGCTGATATTGTTCTGGTTGCACAAGCCAAAGTAAGACCGATTGGTTGGGCTAAATGAGAAGTTGCTTGTCCCCGTAATGTTGTCTGCATACGCCACTGCCAAATACTTCTCTGTGTATTGGAAAGTGGTTGGTCGCCATTGAAGCAAAGTGCTGGCAGGACTAAAGTTGGAAGTGCCCAAACTATTGACCATGCGGGTAAACAGATACCAGTTTCCTGCTGGTATGTTGACCAGCGAGATAAGAGGCAATGCTGTGTTGGTGTTCCAAGGAGTGCCATCTGCCTGAACCTCACTTGTTCCTGCAAAAATCAGTTGAGCGGAAGTGGGTGAAGAAAAAGCCGAATACCACACCTCTGCATACTGAGTGATGCCTGAGGATGCAGTGGTCACAGTGACCCCGAAAGCAGGGTTGGTGTTTGTCGGGTATTGAACCGTGACCACTGGGGCATACAAAGTGCCAAAGTAAAGCGGATTGCCGATACCTGTATTGACTGATGGTGTGAACTGAGTAATGGACACATCGTCATAGATGGTCGGGTTGTATTCTTGCAAAAGCAACTTGGCAACTATCGACCCGTCATCATTGAAGGTTTCGGTGACTTTGGTAATGCGGAACAGTTTAGCAACCCACCCGTAGTTCACATTGGTCAAAGTGACCACATCCCCTGCTTCCAGTTGGATGCCGACATAGTTGACTGAGCAATCTACTTGCAAGTCCTCACGAGCATTCTTCAAGAATCGGTTGGCAAGATATTGCGCCCGAACATCGTCATTGACCAATGGCAATGAGAGTGACTGTTTGTTGACTGGTTCATTCGGAAACAGCAAGGCAGGGTCAATCTGTGCCAAATCGTAGGTGACTGAGTTGAACGCATCTTGGTTTGTCTTATCAGGGAATTTGACTTCCACCACATTGAAGGTGCTAGACAAGTCAAGGGGAGTAATTTGGATTGCCGAAATGATGGTGGAGTCATCAATCGCCATTGCCACCGTATAGGTGGGCTTCTGCACAATCACACCCCACTTGGCAGTGATTTCGTTGTACTTGAGTTGGCAGTCACAGCAAGCCGTCATGTCTTGCAAGTTCTGCATGATGGTGCGGCTGGTGTCTAGTGTCCCGTCAAAACGAAAACGGGTTTGAGTGGCTGAACCGCCTGAGTACGGGGTATAGGTGAATGTCTCATCGCAATAGACATTGAGTGCCGTCAGAGTAGTTGTGTCTATCTGTGCCAATGGCAACGCCGCACCGTATCGGGTGTTGATGAGATAGTCATAGAAGCAATCTCCCGGTTTGTGTCGGGAGTTGGTCACTTGGAAGCGAGTCTGCTCAATGCCAGTAATTCGGGCATCTTGGTTGTAAGTCAGTTTGATGATGGCAAACGCACAGTTCGTCATCAGTTTGGTGTTATCCCATTGGTAGACCAAATTAGCGTCAGACATGACTGCAATGGCCGACTGACTTGAATTGACGGGACTATTTGAACCATTGCGATAGAGGTAAATGGCAATCTTTCCTGCCACTTGAGTATTGACCTCTCCAGTAGATTCATCTGTCAAAGATGCAACGGTATACCCGTCACCTTGGAAGGTGACTTTTTTGCCCCCGTAGAAGACATCTCCAAAAGTGATGGTGTCAGGAGTTTGTCCTGTGTTGGTGCTGGTCACCTCGCACAATGCCATCACATAGTAGATGTTCTGATTGTTGCTGGTAATGCTCAAGTCAACGATAGTGCCGCCAAGCCATGCAGAGCCATAGACCACGGGCAACTTGTTGTCTGTGGCGGGAGGCACTTGCTGACGGTTGCCGGGATTGGGGCTTTGTGCCGCCGCCCCTGCATCTCCAAGATTGGGCGGCTTAAAGAGGGCTTTTGAGATAACAGTGGACACCACCATGTTGATGGCAAAGGCAACCACAGTAGCCAGCACAGCGTTTGCCGCAACCCACGATGCCCCCATGACTGCCGCAACGATGATAGAGCCAGCGGCAGAGGCATCTACAGCAAATGCCACTGTTAAAACCAACACCCAAATTTTGGCAAATCTACTCATCATTGAATCCAATTCTCATCTTTTTTTCGAAAGCCAAACCGAGCGTAATCAAGGTCAGGGCTTACATCTAGTTTCGTCATCGTGAAGTATTTGATTCGTCCTGCCTCTTTCAAAGCCTTGCCGTATTTGATGTACTCATCAAACAAGCGGTAGCCAGTTGTTCCACCTCGGTATGGGAAGCGCACATACCAAGCCAACTCATGCAAGGCGAACATCTTGTCATCCCACACTGTCGGCATGATGACGCACATAAGCAAGCCCTTGCCTTCAGCGTAAAAAACTTTCCCTGCCCCTGCAAAGATGCTGTCTAGCAAGCGATGCCAATACTCCACATTGTCCTCTGCCAGCACTTCAATGAAGTCAGCAGAGTCACGAAACTCTTTCATCATGGAAATGATTTCGTCTTTGTCGTATCGGTTGGCTTCACGAATCATGTGTCTTTACCAAATGGATAGTTGAT